TTATGCAGATTAAGATTACAAAGATTGACAAAAAACGTGATCCGTACACGCCGGACGGGAAACCTTATACTATTTATTGCTATGAGGTTTGGGCCGAAGTAAATGGAACAAGTGTACAGACTACAGTAAAAGCCTTTAAGGATTTTACTTTATCGGTTGGCCAGGAAATAGAAGTTGAAGAAACCGAATATAGAGGACAAAAGGAATATAAGTTATCAAAAAGTAGCAACGCAAAAGGCGGCGGCGGATATAAAGGCAAACCATCATATACTGTTGATGAGTTTGATTCACTATTCGCACATGCTCATAATATATGTAGTGAAATGACGCCAAATTCAGATTTAACACCGGCAGAATATGCAGACATTTATCAGCGAAGCGTAGCCACATATATGATTAGAGCAACGGAGGCGGGCGTGAAAGTAGCTATCCAAGAGAAAAGCAAGGAGGATATATTTTGATTAAATGCGAAATTTGCAACAAGCGAGAAGCTGTAAAAGTTATAGCATCGGATCATTATTATATGGCACCTATGAATGTATGCAGTAAGCATATAAAACTTGGCGCTGTTTTGCCTATGAAAACATTTAAAAGAGTGGGAAAGGGGCCGAAAGAATGGAAATTCTAGAAGTAGCAGAGCAAATAAGAAAAAAGATTTATGAGATTGAAGAGATAAGAAAAGTAATCAAAGACCGTGGCGAGGAAAAGGCAAGGGCGCAGGCTGTTTATGACAAAGAACTTGCCAAAGTATTGATAGGATTGAAAAACGGTGAAGAGTTTAAACTTGATGATAAAATAGTTAAGAATCCACCGGCTACAATAACCGAGAAAATAGCGAAAGGGTTATGCTGGCGCGAAAAGTTGGCTATGGAAGAAGCGGAGATGTTATATAAAAGCGCCATATCAAACATGGATGCGGTATGCAGCCAGTTGAATGCTTGGCAGTCGATTAATAGATATCTTGAAAGGGCGGGATAATGAAGAAACAGCTTGATAAAAACTTAATAAAATATGCCAAAGGTTGTGGCTTAAAAATAAAAGACTTGCGGAATCCAAGGGTCTGCGCTTTGGTAAAAAGAAGTTTTGAATATGGCGTCCATATGCTTGCCGTAGTGTTAACTGATTTTTGCAAGCACGTCAAAGGCTTTGAGACTGGCGGGAGAATAGAGCATGAATAAGGAATGCGAACAGCTATTAGTCAAATATACTCCACATATCAATCGAATGCTAAGATATAAGCCGGATGACTGGTATTCGAAACCGCATACCTATATTAGAGACAGGCTGGATGAAATATGCAGCTTGACAGTCAGGATACGCGATAATTTCAGGAGTGTATTGTCCGGGAGCGGATATCCACAAGACATTGTTCAATGCGGTCATATAATCGAGCGTAATTGTTTTCATACAAGATGGTTTGAAGCTAACTTAGGAACGCAAACGGCAGGCGAAAACTACGAACAAGAAAGCCGACCGACAAAATACAGGCTATTATGGACTAAGTATTTGGGCGGCGAAGATAAATATGATAAACTGGTACAGATAGCTATGGATGGCCGCAAAATGCAGAAACAAGAGAAAATAGAGCTATACAAATATTGGCAGAAACGGCTTAAATCAGTCACCAGATATTATCATTTAAACGGGGTGTGAATATGAGAGATATTAAGTTCAGGGCGTGGGAAGAAAAAACAAAAACAATGTTTTACGATCTTGCGTACATAAGTATGAGTGGCGGATCAATGTCAGCAAATCCGGAAAGACCATTAATACGCCCAATAATTGAACAATACACCGGCCTGAAAGATAAAAACGGAAAAGAAATATATGAAGGTGATATTATTAAAATAAATATGGGAAGAGTGATGCGTGAAATATTTATTATAGAGTGGGGAGGCCATTGGGAATATGCTGGTTTCGGATTTGGGGGAAAGAGAAAAAATAGAAAAGATTGGGAACAAGAATGCCAATGGGATATTCTAAATAAAGCAACCGCAAGAGATATTGAAATAGTCGGTAACATCCATGAAAATCCAGAATTATTGGAGACTAAATAATGAATAAATCAATATCTTTCAGCTTCAAAACAGAGGATGAAAAGCAGGAATTTATTGATTATGCAGACGGCAAAGGTATGACATTATCCGCCTTGGCTAAAATGGCATTATTCCAATACAAGGCAAAATATCCACTTAAACGATGCCAAACACATAATAAAGAAACGGAAGCAAGGACTGTACAGTCATGATAATACCAGAGGCTATAAAATGAACACCAGGGAGGCGCAAATGGCTATAAAACTAAGACCGGATGAGATAATAAAAGAATGCCGTGGTTGTTTTTGGTTCCGGCCGCAATCATACCGCCAGCGTTGCGCGTATAAAGATAAGATAGAATACGGGAAGTACGGAAAGTGCCTCAAAAAGCGGAAACCGAAATGGTAAGGCGGCGTTGCCGTCTAGAAATGTATTTGATCGAATAAATAAGGCCGTCAGGTCGGAAAGGAGATGCTAAGAATTTCGGACATAGATAGGTAAGATAAAGAGGCAAAAAATCCTGCCTATCGCTTTGGTAACGGCCCGTACAGGCTGGAGTCTCTTTGATGCGGGCCGTTTAATGCGGGGTTAGCTCAGGTGGTTAGAGCGTTTGTCTTATAAGCAAAAGGCCGGTAGTTCAAATCTATCACTCCGCAAAACCCGGCTGGAAGGGTTGTCCTCCTTCCCCCTTATTCCCCTCCCGGGGCCAGCCGGATTTATTTAAAATAGTGTTTGACAATATAATAAAAGTGTGCTATATTGGATGATATGAAAGGCGGTGTGGCGGAATGAGTAGACGCTATGACGGTAGTGCGGAGTACCAGCGCGACGGCGCTCTCCCCGTCAGAGGTGACAGGCTCCGACATGCGAGGTTTGAATCCTCGCCGCCGCCTTTCTTTTTATGGGAGAGCGGGAGTATGTGGGTTATTGAGAGATGTTCGGGATCGGAATATCGTCATAGTGATCGCCTTCAAACTGCTGACGTGCATAGTATTCGCTCTCCCAATATTTTCTTTTTATGGAGGTTGAGAGGATGTTATATATTACACTTTTTGTTATTGGTGGAATATTTGGCATTTTAACAGCTGCGGTAATAAGCGGATTTAATGCAAAGCCGCGTATTCAAACCTGTTCAAAACATAACTATACCGGAACGGATTATTGCCCTGATTGTCGCGCCATGACACCAGCATGGAATCTGTATATCGGTGAAAAAGAGTTTGAGGCCCAATCATGAGCGAGGAGGAATCCATGACGGACGATAACGAGAAAAGATTGAATTTTATTTGCGCAAAATGTATGCAACCATTGTCTGAACATTTTGGATCATTTGATGGATGCAACACGCGGGATGGGGACACAACATTTCAACCATCCGGCAACGTCTCCGTCCCCGCCTCATTCATCGACAAGGTGCGGGCGCTTGTAGATAAGATTGAATATGGCATAGTAACAAAAGACGAGATGGAAACTGCACACGCCGTCCGCGAGGCGCTGGCCGAGATTAAGAAGGGGGAGTGATGTTTTACAGACCAGAATTGACAGTATATCAGTGTGAACAGTGCGACAAGCAAATAATAGTTGGCTACGGAGAACAGCCACCGGATAAATGCCCGGAATGCGGTCATGACGAAGGAGACCATTCAATACTGGAGGATGGTTTAGATCATACGCCAGACGGCAGTGGGACAAGGAGCGTGTGAGGTATGAGCGAAGGTTGGATTTGTCCTAAATGCGAGACTGTATGGGCCCCGTGGGTTATGAGTTGTAATTGCGGTACGGTTCCGCAGAAAAGTGATCCTCCGCCGTGGACTCATGGCATGCCAAGAACTGGCGATCCTATGCCAGACGATCATCATACTACGTGCGAAAACAAGGAGCACACCTATGAGCGATAAGAAACCGAAAGCGTTGTGGTGGTGCGAGAGAAAGCAGTCTGTACATGAAAAAGATCCGGCAAGCGATTGTGTATGGTATTGCAAGCCGCATTTATGTTGGAAACCGACAAATAGGCCAGGCAGCTGCACCGCCATTAAATACACCCCTGATGTGAAAGGAGAAAACTAAAATGGGATGTGATATACACTTTTTTGTAGAAGTAAGGCAAAAGGACGGAAAATGGAAATCAGTTGATAAATGGGTTAAAGAAGATGGCTACACACATGTTGATTACAATGAGGAATATTATGGTAATCGAAATTATGATTTATTTGCGATATTGGCAAACGTAAGGAATGGTCGAGGATTTGCTGGTATTAAAACTGGCGAAGGATTTAACTACATAGATGAACCACGTGGCATTCCATCTGATGTATCACCAGAAGTAAAAGAATGTTATCATGAATGGAATGGAGATGGACATTCGCATTCATGGTTTACTCTTAAAGAATTAAAGGCCTTTAATTGGAATCAAGTAACAAAACATCAAGGCTTTGTTAATGAACGGGGATATAAATATTATCGAGAACACGGGAAACCATGTAGCTGGTGCGGCGGAGTTGACGGAAGAGATGTCAAGAAAATAACAATAGCAGAGATGGATGCTGTTATTGATGGTAGGTTAAAACTAACTGGTTCACTGTACACTCTTGTGAAGTGGGAAGAGCCGTATTCTGATAGCGTTGGAACATTCTTGACAGAAACCATCCCGGCCATGGAAAAACTTGGGAAGGATAACGATGTCAGGGCGGTATTCTGGTTTGACAATTAAATACACCCCTGAGAGGAAAGAGAAATGAGTGAAAAAGATGCTTTTAAGGAGTTTGAATCAAAAGTGCTTGAAGAATGGAAAAAGGGCAACATAGTTTTTATGAGTGTCGAAGGGCCAATATCGGTTAATCTTGACAAGTTTATAGATCAACCGGCTGACGGTATTCTTTATGACTTGAATCGCAGCGAAGTTGTCGTTAGGACGTTTATCAAAGACCCGAAATGGGTAAATGATTTTGCGGTGTGTAAGGTAATACGAAGGTTAAAAGAACTTTTGGATGAATCAAAGCGAGGCAAGAAATGAACGATATGGATAGAGAGTGCAAGAACTGCGGGAAAACTAAATTCAATCATATTCACCACAAAGTAGAATCAACAATATATTATTTATGCTATGTGCCCAAAGCAAGTGATATGCAATTTGAGCCTGTCACACACGAACGTGTCCCGGTAGGATTTGTCGACGCGGTGAGAAAGTTGGTTAATGCGGTATGGAATGACGTAGATGGAGGTTCAATACGCCTGGACAAAGCATTGCAAAGCGTCGAATCCATGCTCTCAGACATGGATAAAAAGGAGGATGTGTGATGAGCATACAATCATGTCCTAAATGCGGAAGCATCGAAGCAGTATATAGGAATGTTCGCGCTTCTGGATGGTGCCAAGAATATTTTAACCAAGAAGGATATCAAGACGAAATAGAAACTTCGAATTTGCATTTTAGCGAATCGAAAAAGTTTTATTGTGGCTTCTGTGGGTGTGTCAGAAATGATATTACCATGGATGAACAAGCAAGAATAATAAACAAAACATCGGAGGCCCAAAATGAAAAAGAATAGGCACTATGACGAGGCAGTAGTAAAAACACCGATCAATCTAAAAAAAGGCGATATGATTGTAATTGATATTTCTATGCGTCCATTTATAAACGGGAAAGTTGTCAAGGTCGTCCGAGGCGAAAAAATCATCTATGAAACAAAATTATCTCCATTCCATAAATTAGGGAGTATGTAAAATGAAAAAGCTGACGGATGAGGAAAAAGAAAAACAATATTTCGAAGCTCTTATATATCAATTGCAATGCGAACCGGGAGCGTGGAAACGATCTATTGATGGTTTACTTCTATTTAACATCATACACATGGTAATGCAGGAATGCAATAGACGTTATGTTAAAGATAATCGTAGTTTTGCCGCAGACGAAACGCCGCTGGAGAAGGCGCGGAAAATCAGAAACACAATATTGAATTGTAATGATTATCAAAATGATTTTGGACAACTCGAATCAGCTTCTCTTGATATGGCTGATGACTACGAAGCCGCCATCACCCGCCTGAAGGCGTCGGCGTGGACGGATGAGGATATGCGATATGCCGCATATTGGGGAGAATCGATGTGCACGATTCACGGAGCGCATTATCTGCTTAACCACATAATAGACAAATGGCTTGCCCAACGTCGGGCCGGGAAAGGGGCGGAGTGATGAAACCATTTATTGTTAAAGAGCGCAAGGCGTTAAAGGCTTTGCCGTACTGGTTAAAAGAACAACCGCTTGTCAATACGTGTAGTTTCAGTACTGGTAACACAATCCAGATCGGCCACGACACAAAGCCGGACAGTGATTGGGGAGGGAAATACACTATGCTTAACAGTATCGTTATTCTCGACCCTTTATTATTCGATGAAGTATGGGAAATATGTGAGCGTTTCGTCGAACGCAAGGACGGCACCACATGAAAAAGCGGGTGAAAAAACAGATGATGATTGGTACTGGTTTTATTGCCAGACTGAACGGACACGACAAGCCGCACGAATATAACTATGTGTGTGACTTAATACCAAAATGCAAACCGATTACCACCCTGCGAGAGGAGCAAAGCAAAGGAGGCCGGGAGATGACCATTGATGATGCCAAACGACAAATCGAAGCGCAAAAGAACCTGATCGAAGACCTGTCAAATAAACTCGCAGAGGCGGAAAAGAAGATCGAGGGGATGCAGAATGTTTTGAAGTTTTATGCCAACCCCGTCCGGTACGTATCATCAGAAATGAATATGTGCGGTCATCCGGGGAAACATGAAATAACTATCGACAATGGGAGGCGGGCACGTAAGGCGCTCGGCGAAGAATAAAGGAGCGGAATAATGGATGAGATACCAAGGGAATATAAATCAAAAATGCTTGATCCGACAGAAGAAGAACAAAAAAAGTGGAATAAACTGACAGAAGAAATGCAAAAGGTAACGGCGACAGATCATTGTCCTGCTTGTGGCACTGGGCCTGAAACCTTCTGGCACCACGAAAAAGGATGCCGCGTAGCAGAGCTGGAATCCGCCCTGCAATCGGCGCGGGAGCAACTCGACGTACATATCGACATCTTGAAACAAACACAACAGGAGCGCGACACCCTCAAGGCCGAGGCCACCAGGATGCGGGAGGCTTTCGGTAATTTGCTGCGGTCACACAGCTATTTTACGCAACGCGAATATGAATCCGATACAACTTATAATGCTTCAAGTATTGGATATAAAGCAGAAGAAAAGGCTATAAACGTATTAAGGGATATTTATGGAGAACAAGCCTTGTCGGACTTATTCATCATCCCCGCCGCACCGGAGAAGGCGGAGACGTACAACCGGCCAAAGATCGTTACGCTTTGCGGATCAACACGATTTATGGAACAGTTTTTCAATTCGGGATGGGATGAAACCATGAAAGGAAACATCGTCCTGTCAGTTGGCGTAAATCTCAAAATGGAAACACCGGATGGAGGTCACGTTGGGGAAGCGATGGGACTTGAGGTCAAGGAAATGCTCGACGAACTTCATAAACGCAAGATCGACCTATCCGATGAAGTGCTTGTCTTGAATGTCGGCGGCTATATCGGAGAATCGACACGGAGCGAAATAAACCACGCGATTAAAAATGGTGTTCCTGTTCGATACCTTGAGCCCATAGCGGAAGGCGGTGAGGGATGAACGAGATATGCAAACACTGCGGGAAAGTAAAATCAAAGCACTGGGATGATGGTGAATATGGAATTAACTGCCATGGAGGAATAGGAACCTCATTCGAGCCCTCCGGCCTTGTCGCCGTGTCCAGGGAGCTCATGGAAGCGGTTGTCAAATATTTTGAAAAAGAGGCTGAGCAACCAGTAGAATATTCCCAGAAGATATCACTTTATAGATTGATCCGCTCCCTGCTCGCCCAGATGAAAAAGGAGGGGTGATATGATTGTAATGGATGAACCTTCAGATGATAAAAAAATGCAATTCGCATCTGCATTATATGAGAGTATCGAAGCAGAAGTACGCCTCAAAACCCTGGTGGAGGTTGAGAAGATGATTGAAGAGCGAATAGAGCGAAACAAAAACAATTACGGATACCCGATGGCGGAGGTATATTACATCCTTGAAGCCATCCAAGAGCTGAAAGAGGGAGGCCGGGGATGATATGTATTAAGACAAGCAAAATAATACCAGACGCCATGTGTTACAGAGAGGCAATCTTAAAAGAACTGCCGATAGCAAAAAAATGGGATGTAACAAACATTCCCGATCTTATGGAGACTGAAATAAAAACATATCAAGCTGAATGCTTTGTCAGGATAACAGATTCCAACAGAGAGCGCATGTATGTTGTTGCCGGAGATGACGGCTCGCAGATTATTATAGATATGGCAAGAAGCGCAGTCGAGGAAAGAGACAGGGCAAACTATGAACGGAGCTGTTTACGTGATGAAATGAGTAATTTGTATCATAAAATGAAAAAATTACGCTACCGTTTGAAAGTTCTATTCACAGGGAGAACCTAATGAAACAGCGAACGTGTGAGACGTGTAAACGAATCGGCTGGATTGCGGCCTTTGTCGCGTTATCCGCCTTCTTGCTTTTTTGCGCACTGTCCGCCGCAGAGGATCAACGAAGGATAGACGCCATGCCAGACGCAAAAGCGCGTGTGTATGATTTCCAGTTTTTCGAACGGCAGGAGTATTATCTTGAACAACAAATACGATGGAAGCGCGGTCAGACCATCACATGGACGATTTATGACAACATGGCCGGTGACGACGGTTGCGCGATTGGGAAAGGAGAGGGTGAATGAAACTCGATGATATAGGATTTTACACTCTATCCGATGAAAGAGCAAAAAATGTTAGCTGGAATAGCAGACTGCAAAGATGTGAAATGATATTGACAGACAGATGTAATTTCAAATGCCAATATTGTCGAGGAATTAAAGAAGATTTGCGAGGCGATTTAACATTTTCCCAAGCCAAAGAGATTGTTGATATATGGAGTAGCGGAGAATTAAAAAATATAAGACTTTCTGGCGGGGAGCCTACTGTTTGGATAGATTTATATGAGCTTATTATATATATAAAAAGCAAAGGGAATATCAATAGGATTGCTTTATCAACAAATGGTTCGGCTGATCTAGATTATTATTTCAGATTACATAATGCCGGTGTTGATGATTTCTCTATTTCTCTCGATGCGTGTTGTTCGATGACTGCGGATGCTATGGCAGGAACTGACGCTAAATTTGAACACATAAGTCATGTTATAAAAGAATTGAGCAAAATAACATATGTTACCGTCGGGGTGGTATTGAATAATAGAAACAACATTGAATTAAATAACATAATTGATTACGCGACAAATCTTGGTGTTTCGGACATACGTATAATACCGTCGGCGCAAACAAACGAGAGATTAAAAATAAATAGAGAGACGGAATATAAAATACTAAAATATCGTATTTCTAATATAAATAACGGTCGGCATGTCAGGGGTATCACCAAGAACGATTGCCATAAATGCCATTTAGTAAAAGACGATATGGCTATTTTGCATGGGCGACATTTCCCTTGTATTATTTATATGAGAGAATTTGGTCAGGCAATTGGTACTGTATACGGAAAATCATTAACACAAATCAGGCAAGAAAGAAAGAAATGGTTTGAAAAAACAAACACATATAACGATGATATATGCAGGCGCAATTGTCTTGATGTATGCATAGATTATAATAATAGAGTCGAACAGATTAACAACACCCCCACCCAGCGGGAGAAGGAGTGAGGAAATGAGTGTTACAATGAAGAAAAGACAATTTACTCTCAATCAAATAGAGAATGGGTTTGTGCTCACGATAGAAGGTAGTGGGTTAGATGAAACAAGCATATTTCTTGCAGATATAGATGCTGTAAAAACCAGGTTATGTGAAGAACTTGATTAAATACAGCGTGTTTTGAATTCATTTTGACCGGAGGCCACGCCATGAATCTGTTTTTTGGGATTACTGATATAATGATTGCCGTAGTTTTTTTGCTTATGGCTATCTATCAAAAATACATTACCACGTCGATAACCAGGCTCATGCTTATTGGGTTGTTTGTGATGTTTTTACTTTTTGGCCTTGTAACGATTATTTTGGCCGCAACCGGAATGTGTTTGAGTACGTGTTGAGGTGATAAAATGAAAAACGATAAATATCAGGCAATATCAATAGCATTAAAGAGAATGGGCATGAAAATACCGCTTACTAATGCCTACGCTCTAATAAAAATAAACGAACTGATAAGGGTTAACAGATTTCTCGAACAGGTAACAAAAGGCTGGGCGCATGCATGGGAATGGTGGACTATAAATATTATCGATAGGATGGAATAATGCCGTTTTGGGAATCCATAGGTATATGTATAGCATTTCTGATTGTATCTTTAATAAGTTGTATATTGGCATTAAGTGAAATTATAAAATGGGGCGCGGATAAAAGACGTAAGTTTAAAAAAGCTGATTTCATATTTTATGTAACAGTATGGGCCACATGTATAGTGTGCGCCATATTTGCTATTAAGTTAGGGAGGTAGAATATGATCGGCAGTATCTTCAACCGCAAAAAAAGATTAGATAAAAAAGACAGAAACGACAAAGCATTATTAAAAAGATTGCAAGACATAACAAGGCCGCAACCTAAGCTGCCAGAAAATGAGGCGACAGATTTCAGTGATTTAATCGAAAAGGGCGATATTCACGGAGCGGATTAAATGTCAAGAAAAGAGGCGTCTGATAAATATCTGCATTATTGGCGCTGGCCCCTTCGCAATGGAGATGACTTAATAATACGTGGGAGTATAAGACAAATGATTGATTTACTAAACTTTACACCGGATATGATAAAAGATTTACGATGTATTCATCATGGAGCGGACGAAACACAAGCCGATATATTTCTGCATGGCAGATCATGGCAGCCGAGATACAGGAGAAAAGCATGAATAACCATCGTTGCTCATTATGCGATTTTTCGAGTGAAGATAGCCGGGGAATAGTAAGATCGTGCCGTATAGTGCCTGGTTATCTACACAATCCGGCTTTCGATTGCATCGAGTTCAGGCCGGATCAAGCACGATTAGAACATTGGATATTAGGGAAAAAGTATCTAAAAATGTCGGCAATAGATAAACTAATGCAAAAATATAGTTGACAATATAATAATAATGATGTATATTAAAAGAAGGAGGACATTATGAAAGGGTTAATTTTAGTTTTCTTGCTTATTTCTGTATTTTGCTATGCTGACAACATGACTGGAGAATTTGCGTTTGAGGTTGGATATTTGCCTATTGATATGTTCAAAACAAGAGATGTTGATTATTATTTATCTGATATAGCTTTATATGCTGATTTTATGGCAAAAATATGGTTATTTGATTTAATATTTATAGGTGGCGGCATGAGAAGCCATTTCGTTTATTATGCTGATAAAACAGAATTTTGGCCATATACAGTTGATTATCGCTTTGAATTAGGAATAAAAATAGGAAATTTAACAATTGGATTTCGTCATAATTGCTATCACCCAGCCGCACCATTCGAGAAAATATATGCAAAAATGGATGCAGCTTTTGAAGAATTATATGTCCGATTTGAAGGAAAGGTGAAGATATTTTGACAGATTATCAAAGAACTATAGAATTTCTAAAATCATTAGGGTTCAAAGAATCATACGGCCCATACGGAGAAGAAGGGCAGGAGGGCTATTATTGCATGGATGAAACAACAATAATTTTGCAGCCGTGGCCAGAGCAAAATAAAATCATAGGCCCCGATTGGGTTTCGGCATGGATAAATTATAATAACGACGGAAGTTTCAAAAACATAGAATTTAATGGTGATTAAGCTGCCGCCTTTATCAATAGCAGATTAGGAGAATGGAATCAATAAAACATTATTGACAAAATAAACAATGAATAATAATATAAATATATGGACATACTTTGTAAAACAACGGAAATGCAATGGGCTTTAAAGAAAACCCAGAAAATATAAATAAAAATGGCAGACCTAAAAAAGGCCATACTTTAACTGATATATTAGAAAAAGAATTAAGTGTTAAAAAGTCAGATGGCAAGATAAAGAAACCGCAAAAAGAATTAGTTGTTAAATCATTATTACAGCTTGCTATAGATAAATATATTGAGTGCCCATCATGTAAAAAACGCTTTCGATATGGAGGTGATCTGGGAGCATTAAAATATATATTTGATCGTATAGATGGCAAGCCAATAGAGCATATTAAAGAAGAAGCAGAAATAGGGTATTATTGCATACCGCCTAAAAAGAAATGAAAATCTGCGTTGATTTCTCCAACCTTTTTGATTATATAAATGAACCTTACCAGAAATATTTAACAGACTATAGACGTTATCAGATATTCAAAGGTGGCGCAGGTGCCGGGAAATCTGTATTTATTACTCAAAAGATAGATTACAACATAATCAATGTAATGGGCTATAACGGGCTTATTCTGCGCAAAGTCGGTAAAGATAATCATGATTCTACTTTTGCGGAAATGAATAAATGTGTAATAGCTTTTGAGCATAATTCATTATTCGATATAAATTATTCAAAAGGCGCTGAGGAAATACGCTGTAAATTAAATAGCAATAAAATAGTCTTTCGCGGCCTTGATGATGTAGATAAGCTTAAATCTATAACATTCAGTACCGGTGATTTAGCTTTTATCTGGGTAGAAGAAGCTGACGAAATGACGGAAGATGACTTACAACAGTTAAATTTGAGATTGCGCGGATTAAGTAAAATACCGAAACATATTATTTTATCATTCAACCCTATAGACGAAACACATTGGCTAAAAGCAAAGTTTTTTGACAATCCGCTCGATGAACAAGATGGCTATATTTGTGAAACAACATATAAAGATAACAAATTTTTGGATGATGCCTATATTAAATATTTAGAATCGCTAAAGGATCAGGACTATTATTTCTATATGGTTTATGCTCTCAATCAATGGGGGCGTAGGACTAAAGCCAGAGTATTTAATAATATAAAGATCCATGATTTTGAAATAGTTGAACACAATATGCAAAATATTAGATGGGGTCAGGATTATGGATATAATCATGCTAATGCTATGATCGGATGTGGCTATATAGATGGTGAATTATATATATTCAGAGAATTTTACGGGAAAAACCAACTGAATAAAGATTTTATAAAAGAAGTTGATGAAAGTGATTTCCCAAAAGATTATGATATCATAGGCGATTCTGCCGAACCGGACAAGATTAATGAGTGGAATAATGCCGGGTTTAGTGTGGGCGGAGCTAAAAAAGGGCCAGGTTCTTTGATGGCGGGAGTAGATTATTTAAAAGCGTTACCTTGTATTCATATACATAAAACAAATTGTCCTAATGCCGCAAGAGAATTCCCGCGTTTAAAATATAAAGAAAAAAAAGACGGCACAATTCTGGACGAAATCATGGAAATAGATGATGACACGATTGCCGCAACAAGATATGCTGTAGAGGATATGGTTGGGGCGGAAGGGAAATCACATTATTTTATTAAACGGAGGTAATCATGGCCGACAATATTTACTGTAAAGATTGCAAATATCATAGAATGATGACAGATTTACAAGATCACTGTTCGAGCAATCAGCAATACATAAATGATCCTGTAAATGGCAAAGAGCCTATCTTTCAGGACTGCCGCAGTAAAAATGCTGATTTGAACTGTAAAGAATATGAGGCGGACGAAAGAGCTATTGTAATAAAACGGGTAGCAAAATGATAGATATTAAGCAATATTTAGATTGGCTTAATATGCGAAGTAATGACATAAGAAAAAAGGCCGCGAATGCGATAGATAAAAACTATTTATATGGCATTTATAGATCATATCAATACGCCGCCGAAGCATATTTCTTGCAAAAAGGGAAACCAGAAGATTTAATAAATCAGTTCTCAAAAGAAATATCAAATATTGATAAAATGATATTACAGGAAGCGCGGGAAGATAATAAAAGGCGTATGCAAGGATGCGTTGACGGATTTAATGAAATAATAAAATACTTGAGTGAATAAATAAACTATTGCAATAAAAAGCAAAAAAAGTTATATTTTCGATATATTAGAGGTAGAATATTATATCAATCAGAAAAGCTGAAATGATTGACCGATAAATTAAACAAAAATATATATATTTCCAGAGCAAAAATACAGGCTATGCAAAAAAGGCCTGTTCGCAATTTCTTTAAAATCAGAAAAGAGAAAAGAATATTACTTCATGCCATGACCGAAGGTGAGCGGGACATATTAAATCCTGCTATAACCGATGCGGCTAGTACGTCCGGCGTGGTCGATAAAAACAATTATACAGAATATTCGGCACAAGTTGACCGCCTTTATGAGATGTACGATGCAAGAAGTGATTACGGCGCGGAAATATGTAAAGGCATTATTGACACATGGGTTGCTTTTATCGGCGGTGAAGGAATAAACGTAACAGCCAAAGGCGCAACAGCTAAATATATAGAGAAGTTTCTTAAATACAATAAATTAAGCGGCTCAAGATTGCTTGATATGATGACAATCGGAGCATTAGAGGGCCGGTGTCTCACGATATTGAAAAAAGATACTACAGATAAAAATATTAAAGTGCGAAATATACCATGGATAACTACAAAGTATGATGTTGAACATGACAAAATCGATATCGAAAATATAAAAAAAATAACATATACAGATGATAATGGAAGTAAGCAGGAATTAAAGGGCGATTATATTTATACAAAACTAGGCGGTTCGCGCTATGATATTAAAAAGACAAGCAATCGGTTCCATTCTGTTGTAACGCAGATAGAAAACTTTAGCCGGGCCGCATATGATTTACGCAAGAATACGCATGTGTTTGGCAAATATATGCCTTACTGGAAGACGGCAGATGCACACGAAGCTAAAGCGTTAAACAATCAGCTTACCGGCATTAATTGGGAAATAGGCTATGGATACGCCGGGGCCGCAGATTTTAGTATTGTAGAACCTTCGGGCGCAGCCGCAAAAGCGATTATTGAAGATATACTGATAAACCTTAAATCAATATCAGCTACTACAGGGTTGCCTATACATTGGCTTGCATGGCCTGAACTTATGAGTAATAGGGCAACGGCTGATAGTCTTATTGAGGTTATCATGGCCGCCACTAAAAAAGAGCGGTTGATATGGGAAGAAAGCTTTTATGATATTATCAAGAAGTCTATGGAAATAGCGGTCGAACAAGGATTCGAGAAATCAAATATTATCGGTGACTTCGAGGTGTCATTGCCAATAGTTTCTATCGCTTTGCTTAAACAGATAGCGGAAGTCTGGATACCGCTACTTGATGCTGAAATAGTCCATATATCGACGGTAAGAAATAAAGTACCTGGAATTGATCCACTGGAAGAACAAAAGAAAATAGAAGCCGATGAAAAAGAGGCCGCAGAAAAAAGTCCTATGATAAACAGGACTACGGACGAAACATTAAATCAATTGCAGAATGGTCAAAACATAGAACAAGGAGAACAGAATGCCGGTAATGAGAACGGAATCGAGCAGGGAAGGTCTGCGTAATTTCTGCCGATATATTCACTCTATAGTACCGACAAAGAAATTGCGGCTAGTGGAAATAGGCGCTTTTGAAGGTGATTCAACAGAAATATTTTGCAATTGGTTCAAGGAAGTCGTAACAATCGATCCGTGGCAAAGCAATATTGGTGATATTACCAATACCGTAAACATGGACAAAGTATATGACAGATTTTGCAAGCGCATGATTAAATATGATAATATCACGGCGTTGCGGCATTATTCATATGATATAGTCAGTAACTTTGATGATGAGTCTATAGATATCGTATATATAGACGGGTCACATAAATATAATGACGTATTGAGAGATTTAAAAGACTGGTTGCCGAAAGTCAAGAAAGACGGATTTATAGCTGGACATGATTACTGCAAGAAGTTTAAGGGCGTTGTCCAGGCCGTCAATCAGACTATCGGAAAACCGGATAAAGTATTTAAAGATTATTCCTGGGTAAGGCGTAAAAAATGAGTGATGCTAATTTTGATACCGAACCTGTAGAATCAATCGGTATTTTAAATAAACTAAAAATAGGCGAAAAAACAGGACATGTTGCTATTCCGTTTACGCTCGGCAACAATACTATATTTGATTTACTGAATACCGGATATTACCATGTTCATGGCGAAGCATTGACATATCCTCTTTTAGCAAATCCAGTTTTGTTGACTGCGGCGGCCGGGGCTTGGGGAAATACTGGAACAATAGTGGAAATTATACCGGCAGGAGTTACAAACAGAGCTTTTGATTTACACTGGGCGCAAGTATCTGATATATCAGTTGCATATTATGGTATTGTAGAACTGTTTAAGGGAGCGGCAGGAGCAGAAATCAAAATAACTGACTTTCCAATATTCAGGACTAATAACTTTATTTCTGAGGGGAATATGAGAATACAAATACCGCAACAAATAGCTGGTCAAAGGATAAGTGCCAGATTATCAGATTCAACGGCTGGACAAGGGACATGCAGAATTAAATTGTTAGGACATTATTACGGATAAGGAGCAAAGGATGGAAGATGTAAGCACTCATGAAATCATCGGAAAAGAAAAAAGAAAGCTTTTCGACGCAGATTCAAAGAAAGTGATTTCGACAAGGAATCTGGTGCCGAATAAAAGAACGGTCAATCAGTCAGATATAGACCGAATGGCAAAACTGGCAAGTAAAAATGTGGTTGAAGAAAAAGAAACGGTTGAGGTAGAACAGCCGAAACCAAAACGCGGAAGGCCGCGAAAAGAGGAAATCAATGCCGTATCCGAGCAATAGCGATTTGCCGCAAGGCGTAAAAGTATTGCCAGCCGAAGCGCAGACTATATGGCGTAAAACGTTTAACTCAGCCTTGGCGACATATAACGATGATGAAGACAGGGCGCGGAAAGTTGCATGGACAAGCGTTAAGCGTAAATACAAGAAAAACGATAACGGCGAATGGGTATTGATAAAGCCGGTTCAGTCTTTCCTGGAGCTTGTATGTAAGCGAATAGACGCATTTACGCAATCGGAAATATTGCATATGATACCGAGAAACACATTGCAACAGATAAGGGAAAAAGACCAGCATCCTTATTTCGCGGCATATTCGATATGTCATGAGGGAGTCAGTTCTCCTAAAGTAATAGGCGAGGGGTTCAAGCCGATTTTATGGACAAGGAAAGCAGTACAATCATTAAAAGGCGTGGTGCTTAAAGGGTTAAAGTTTTTTCTTGGACATAATGAAGATAATTCAACTAATGATCGTGAACCTGTCGGAACCGTTGTAGCTGATACACAAAAAGAAATAGAAGGGAAATTGCATCATATTGTGGTCGGCTACTTTCCTAATAAAGAAATAGTTGCTAATAAAGATGTATGCAGTCAAGAAGGCAACTGGAATCTATTGGAAATGGCTAAAAGATGGGTGGCCGATACGGTACACAAGATAACGGCTATTGCGTTAGGAGATTCAAAGATAGATACTCCTGCATTCAGCGAGGCAAAACGTCTGGGCATGGTACAGGCTTTTGAAACATCCGGTACGGATGATAAGAATAAACAAAGAACAGAGGAAAGAATAATGGACATCCAAGAGCTAAGAGATGCGGCAAGAAAATTAAATGTAACGCCTTCACAGTTATTCATGAAAGAAGACATTGAGAAGGACAGGGAATTTGCACCTATATTTGAAAGCCATAAAAAGGATATCGAGGCAAAGGAAGCGGAGATTGCCAACCTTAAGAAAGACAAGGATGGTTTGAATCGCCAAGTACAGCAATCTACGGCCAAAACTCGATTGACTGAAATGGTCGGCAAACGCAGTCTTACCGAAAAACAGAAAGAGTATATTACAAGTAGATTTAGTGATGCGGTAAATGATTTGACCGATGATGGCTTGCAAAAATATATAGATGAAAAGCTTGAAGATTATAAAACAAATGCTTCATTTTTTGGTACTGAAAAACCGGAAGATGAAATTGCAGAAGGTGGAACAGGAAAAACAGACGATTTGACGAAAGCTGAAAATAACGAACTACTCGACGAAGATTTCGACGAGGAAGATTTCGGCTAGGAGTAATAAATGGCTTTTCGTTGGAAAGACGACGTTATTTATGATGAACTATGGGACGTAATTCCCGCTACTGCCGTAACTGTCGGCCAGGCCGCAGTTATTCAGGATGTTTTCGGGTTTTATATTAAAACACGCGAACAAGTAGGCGAGGAAATATGTTTCATTTATAGATGCAGACAGGTAGAAGCAGACAAAATTCAGGGAACGGGCGAAGCAATCCGCGCCGGTGACCGCGTTTATGCGGTTGTAGCGCAGAATTTCTTTGTAACCGCCAATCCTACAGGCGTAGCTGGTACAGATTATTATTTCTGCGGCTGGGCCAAAAAGGACGCGGCGGCTAATGCCGAAAAGGTTTTGATTAACTTTGACGGCACCCGTTACGATGAAAACATTTAAGGGAGGAGACCATGAGTAAACTTGTTAAAGTTGCCGAAGCTGCTATTCAGGCAGTAGACAAAAAAGACAGACAACTGTTCAATAAAATACAGGTCGCCCTTAATGCTTTCATGCTGGAACCTGTAAGAGCAGTCAGAAAGAAGATTCAGGCGGTCGGTGTTTCAACCGATTTTGCACAACTTACAAAAGACGCCTATAATGTGACTATCCAGGAAGACAATTTTGACCTTGGTTGGGAAAGAGTTTTCCGCATGGTTACCTTGGGGCGCGGCCAGGATTCATGGGAAATTTACGATGTGGATAATTCGCTTACTTTCCACAAAGTAGAGGAAGGCCAGAGAATTCAGGTAGACGAATTGAGCGGTTCAAAAATCACCGCTTATGTAGACTATTATGGTGGCGCGTTAGGCTGGACTGACAAAATGATACGTTTCAGGAAAGTACCGGCTATGGTAGATATGGCCATGATTTTCAGAAACAATTTTTGGACAAATAAAGCCAATAACCACTATGCTTTGGTAGCCGCTGCCGCTGCGGTCGCTGGCAATCAAACAGCATATCAAGGCGTAAATGCAGACGGACAGTTGAGACGCGATATTCAGACCTTGAATAGAGGCGCTTTCGCGCTGTCAAACAGAAACAAAGACAAAGGATACGGCGACACCGCGAATGTCCGGCTTGTGCTATATGCCAATCCGCTTGACAAAGCGCGCATCAATGCCGCTATTCGTGCAACAACTAATCAGACGTTGGGCGCTGGTAATGGGACTGTTGGCCAACAGGTAGACTGGAATATTGAGGTAATTTATACTTTCAATACAGCTATTACGGCACAGCATCCTGTAATGGTATTGCCTTACAATAAGATTCAAAGAGCGGATGCCATGCAGCCGACTACTTTCACGCAGCCTAAAGACCCGTTGACACTGAATGAACTTCAGGCAGTCTGGGCTATTTATGGTGCAATAGTTGGTGATACCGACCAAGTTCAGCGGATTGATCTTATTTAAGTAATTGAGGGGAGGGGAAACTCTCCCCTTTATTTAAAGGATTACAGATATGGCATGTAGTATAACGGTCGGCGTCAATTCCTGGGTTACTATAGCGGAAGCCGATGCATATTTCGAAGCCAGATATAACGCTACTGCATGGGCGGGATTGGCGGAGGCTAATAAATGTGTTTTATTGCGTCATGCGTATGCCTGGATACAACAGCAAGCTATGTTTAGTATTCCGGCGGCGTCTACGGCACAGATAGTTAAGCAGGCGCAATTTGAAACTGCATGGTATATCTATAATTACTTTTCACAGCATGAAAAAAGACGGGCGCTTTATATGCAAGGCGTCAGAGATTTCCAGATATCAAAGTTTAGAGAAAGGTTGGATATGCCGCAATTCCCCGCGTGGATAGCGGATATGCTTGAGGATTTCCTTGAGGATATAGGCGGTCAGTTTCCGAAGGTAGAAAGAGATTTTGAATAATGGCGAATATAAAGGTAACTGATAAACAGGCGCAAGAACTAGTAAAGCGCTTGGAGCGTGTTAACAACAATCTGGATTCAATAGTCCGGGAAATAGCAACTACAAAAGAAACAACCAATGTCTTTTGGCGCAGAATAAATAGAGATATCAGAAAGTATTACGATGAAGCCCGCGAAATAACATCTTATTGGGTAGATGAAACCCTGCCGCGATATTATAGAAAATCCATGCAAGTCCAGATAGCGAAACTAAAAGAACGCACTATCAAAATGCCTAATAAAATAGGTTTCCGGGAATTGGCAAATAAGGATTCTATAAGACAATCAATCCGCTCTTTAGTATCGGAAACTAATGCAACCTTTGCAACAGGATATTTGAGCGGCGAAAGAAATATGACGCGGTTGACCAGTTTGACGCAACAGGTGAACTTGAGAGAACGTCAGATTGAAAGAGCAATTGCCGATGGTTTTATTGAAAAAGGCAGCGTTCGGGGGCCGATCAAGAATATACAATCGCAGTTATTGAAAAAATCACTTGACGGAAAATATATAACGATTATCAACAAAAACGGTAAACCAATGCAGTATGGCATTAAAAGCTATAGCGAATTGGTGGCACGAACAAAACTAATAGAAACTAGTTCTCAAGCGATAGTCGATACAACGGTAAATGCCGGGTTTGATCTTGTGCAAGTATCTTCACATAATACTACTACGCCGATATGCCAAGAGTTTGAAGGCAAGATATTTTCATTATCTGGAGGTGATAAAGATTTTCCAGCCGCGACAGATTTGCCCCCCTATCATCCAAATTGTAAACATAGTCTGACAACAGTTATCAAAGAAGGCCTTGAAGCGCAAGGCACATTAGAAAAATATGTCGATTTTTCACGCGGTGAAACAGAAGTGCATCCGACGCGGACGGCGCATATTCCTGTGTCGCAGAGGTAGAAATGGGAGCTATACAGTTACGTGATTTTAAAAGGAATTATGAAAAAACAATCAAGAAATTCAAAAAGCAGAATGTTATACAAATAAGGGATTTGAATATGTTAGAAGATGACACCTGGGGCTGGTTTGTCAGAATGGGATTTATTGATAGTAACGTTATGCCAATATTAGACTATAAACACATTAATGGGGCTTTGGCAAATAAGCCGATAGCCGTAATAGGGTCGGGATATTCAGGGCGCGAGATCGAATGGAAAAACCTAAAGAACATATATACCATCGGTATCAATCATATCATCGAGCTATATCATGATCTTGACTATCTTATTTTTCAAGATCATAGGTTTTTGCGTAAAAACAAATATCCTTTAGGTCAGTTTAAAGGATTGATATTTGTCGCCACAAGCAACCCGGCTGCCAAGAGGTATGGAATAAAGAACATCCGGCCATTTATACCAATAAGCATGAACGCCGAAGTATCGGAGCGGATAGAAAAAGGATTGTATGCAAGAAAAAGTACCGGCCTTTGCGCCTTGAATCTTGCCTTGATACTGGGAGGCAACCCTATATACATGATAGGCTTGGACAATCCTAAAGACTGGGAAAAGCAGTTTCCGAATTACAAAGGCGGAATACATATTCATCCTAATTATTCTGGAAGCGTTAATACTAAAAAAGCCGCCGATGGATACGTCCCGGTATTACAATATTTCAAGAAGTTTATACGATACAAAAAGCGGATTGTTAATGTGTGTGAGAATGGTATCATGGACTGGTTTAAACAGATATCAGTTGACCAATTTAATAAAATCATATCAAAGAATATAAAAAATAATGTAAAGACAGATGACGAAAAGCGACAGGAAAATAAAGAGCAAAGAACGGTAGCAATAAACAGGTAGGAGGAGATTATGGAAATAAAAGTTAATCTGTGCAAAGAGATTGTATTAAAAAACCCTAGCGAAAAGGAATTTGAATATCATCTAAAACATTACGATTTATTTATTGTTCTATCTGGAAGTATGAAAATATTGATAGGTGGTCAAATAGTAACAGAAAAAATAGGCGGAGCATATCGTATTTTAGGAATAAATAAAGAAGAAGAATTAAAAAATTATAATAACGAAAAAGATTTCGGAATGGTAAAAGAAACATTTTTTGAAGAAATAATATTGAAAGAAAATGAAAATATTTTAATACCGCCAGGAGTGTTACATAAACCAAGCCTGAAATATGATTGCCCTAAATGTACTTTTTATGTAGTTAAAATAGCCAAGGAGTAGAATAATGACTATATGTCATGTAATCAGCATGCCAGACATGGAACAGATGGGCGCTATTACTCGCCATATTTATGATGAATGTGAAGGTTGGCATATATGGTGCAATGTTTGGGAGAAGCCGCCAGCCGCAGATATTTATATATTGCATTGCTTTAAGAATCAAAAGCATTTTCCATCATTTATCATGTGGCAGAAGCCAAATAAATCAAAAGTCATATCGGTTATACATTCATCGGAACCTTGTATGCCAGCGCAATGTAGCGACGTTGTCGTGACTATCACAAAAGCATGGCAACAGAGGATGAAATGGCTTTATAACATAGATTCGTTAATGATATATGGCGGAATAAATGTAGATAAGTACGCAGGCGCGCAAATAGATTATACTAAAAAAGTATTCGGCAAAATAACGCGCCCCGAACCGGGAAAATATCATAAATGCTGGAATCAAATAGTAACCAATATGATAGAACAGCATGGAGCGACTTGTCGAATAGTAAGTAACGGGTATCAACGAATAAACCATTTAGAACACGATAATATGGTATGGGTTGAAGGCTTAAAGATAAATGACGATGAAATGAGAATCAAAGAGCTTGAGAAATTGAGCGTATATACAGAATGCCATGATGACGGCGGCAATGCGTTTATTGATACTTTTTGCGTGGCTGTTTTAGAAGCTATGGCGGCGGGATTGCCGGTTATAATCTATAAAGGTTTACAAGAAGCTATGGCGGAAGTAATAGGAGATGCAGGAATAGTATGTGAGAATATAGAGGATTATGAAAGGCATTTAGAATGGATATTGCAAGATGAAGTATCTAAAAGGAAATACGGTCTCGCATCTTTGGAGCGGGCGCAATATTTCCATAAAGATAAAATGATAAAGGAATGGAATAGACTTTTACAAGGAGTGTAGAATGAAAAACTGGATTGGCACATTAAGAGTTAAAGTCAAAGTTGAAATGTCATTATGGGATGCTATTAAGTTAAGAATAGCTGGTATGGATAAGCCGTTTAAGAAAAAAATAACTATTGATGAACTGATAAAAGAAGGCAAGTCATGAAAATAGCCGCTATCAGTTGTGCAAGAATGGCAAGCACCAGGTTCCCTGGGAAATGTCTTGCTTTGTTAAACGGTAAGCCTTTACTACAATACACAATAGATTTTGCCAAAGAAATCAATATACCTTTATATATCTGGACAAGAGATATTGAGATAATGGAATATGTGAAAGATAAGTGTCCGATTATTTACGAACCTAAACATTTATACGATACTAAAGAAGACACGACACGCGAAAAAATGGCTTTTGCCAATAAGATTATAGACGCTGACTATTTAGTGCTATTGCAACCTACGCAACCGATAAGGGGCGTTGTTGAAAAATCAATAATAGATTCAGCGGTTGGGTTATGTCTTGGATATGCTTATAGCGGTGAAAAAGGATATCCAGATGGTCGGATATATGTCTATTCAAGAGGATATTTTTTTCAAGAAGATTGCGAATATGGATGGCATGTACCAGATTTTGACTATTTCGACATAGACACTAAAGAAGATTTGGAAAGGTGCGAAAAATGGCTACAAGCACAAGAGTCTGGCTAGAGTTTGGTTGTAATCATAATGGCATACTCGATAACGCCTATAAAATGATAGACGAAGCTGTAAAGCTTGGAGTCTGGGGCATAAAGCTGCAAAAGCGCGATTTAACACAATTAGAATATGGAGCAAAATATATACCGCGTGATGATGATAATTCCTTCGGGAAAAACTATTACGAACATCGGGCGGCGCTTGAATTTGATACAAAGCAAATAGAAGAGCTTAAGAACTACGCAGAAAAACAGAAGCTTGAAGTTGTAGTAACAGCATTTGATATAAACAGCATCCGTGAAATGTTTAAAATAGGAATCAAATATATAAAGATACCGTCTCAATTATTAAGCAATTACGAAATAAACAGAGAGCTTGTAAAAACGAAAGAGAAATCGCCATTTTTTAATATTATCTGTAGTACGGGGATGCATACAATAAGTGAAGTCATAGAATGGCAATATATAAAAGATTTTGACGTTGTTATGTATTGTAAGTCGATATATCCGGCAAAAGCAAATCAAATGAATATGGCGAATTTTAGGTATTTACAAGAGAATCTTAAAAACGCCGTTGGTTATTCAAGCCATGACGAAAACGGCTTCGCTATTCCATGTGCTGTAATTCTTGGTGCGCGATATATAGAGCGACATTATACATTAAATAAGGCCATGAAGGGGTCAGATCATAGTACGGTCTCAAGTGATTATTTCGAAATGCAAAGGATTATTGAAGAGATAAAATACGCTGAAAAAATAATGGGTAATGTCGAACTGACAGAATTGAGGGCAGAAGAGGAAAAACAAATAAAAAGAAGGTATAGGAAAATATAATGTTTATGCCGAGACCATTTGATGCAGATTATAGGCGATACGTAGGGCCGGATAGCAAATATGATATTATAGCCGCCAACCAGTTCATAGCGTTAATAAATAATGGATTAAGAGAATATCATACAATTTTAGATATAGGCTGCGGAACTATGAGGGTGGGCCGCCTTTTAATAAACTATTTACTGCCAGAAAGATATTACGGCATAGAACCGAATAAAGAAATATATGATTTAGCCTGCAAAAATGAAATCGGGCTTGAAATGGAAGCGTTAAAAAAGTTTGTCGTTTGTCACATAGATGACTTCAATCTAAATCATTTCGGTATTGTAAGATATGATTATATTCTGGCACATTCTATATTTTCGCATACGTCAAAAAGCCAGTTAGAAAAATGTATTAAATCGGCAAAGACAGTATTGAAAGAAAAAGGCGTATTCCTTGCTACATATATCGAGGGGCCGGATAATAAAAAAGAAGATTGGTCATATCCAAACGGAATAACATTTCGATATGAGACTATAAAGCAGATATGTAGATTAAATGGGCTAAAGTGTGATAAGATGGCCTTGAAACATCCTGGAAATCAAACGTGGATAAGGATTGAACATGGCTAAATATTATGTAGATGACATTGTAGAAATAATAACGGCGCAATATAATAATTGGGATGATATTCCAGCATGTGAAAGAGGGTATTTCGAAAATCAAAATACTTATGCGCCAACAAGAGGACAAAGATTTAGGGTAGTAATGATTGATACTACATATAAAAATGAAATACGATTATATGGAAGTTATAAATTAGGATTGAGTGCAATTACAGAATGCGTGATGCTATATAAAAGGCCATTAAAAAATAAAATAAAAGCGTTATTTGATAGAGGTGAATATGCTTGAACGTGGAATTATAGTTTCAATACAAGGATATCATCAAAAGACGATTGAAGAGTTGGCAAAAAATGCTATTAACGCCGGGGCGGTTGCTATTAGAACGGATAAGCCTATCCACTTTTCACCATATGAGAAAAAAGTACCACTCATAGGATTAAACAAATCTAAAGTAGTAAATCCAGAAATAACGCCATATATAACGCCGGATCTTGAATCAATAATAAGCGTTTCTAAATGGGCCGAATATATAGCGATTGATTATCGACAACTAAATCCTAATCTTAAAAAAATAAGTGATTATTGCAAAGAGCAGAAACTAAACATCGTGGCGGATATTGGATCATGGAAAGATTTTAACAATATCAAAGAGAATGACTATTATTATACATATATAGCGACATCATTTTCAGTATTTGATATCATGTTTTTTCCAGATAAAGAACTGTTAAGCAAAGTATGCAAGATTGAAAAAAATGTAATAGCCGAAGGCAACTATAAAACACGCAAGGATGTAAAAGAGGCTTTGGAGATAGGCGCTTGTAATGTATGTATCGGAGGCGCAATATCAGACGTTTATAAACTAACAAGGAAATTCACGACGGTTAGCTATGCAGTTCGTAATTGATATTGACGATACCATAATCTATAGCAACGAATCAAAATGTTTTGGATGCGGGCGCAATCTATACGAAATGATAAAAATAGATTGGGTAGAAGTATCAAGAGTAAATAAGCTATATGACGAAGGGCATACGATCATACTTTATACCGGGCGTGGATGGGATTGTTATGAAAAAACAATAGAACAGTTAAAACTCGCAGATATTAAATATCATGAATTAGTTATGGGCAAGCCTTTGGGCATATATGTAGACAAGGATTCAATCAAGACATTAGAGGGTATAAATGATAATCAATCGGAATAAACTATGGAAAGCTATAGGGTATAGAGTATCTGCTTTTTGTTTGATAACTCTTGTTAGTTATATCTTCACAGGGAAAATAGAAATATCTTTGTTTATAGCTATTAGTGAATTCATTATAAAGCTGGTTATGTATTACGCCTATGATGTTTTATGGGACAAAATAGAGCCTATGATAGTTAAAATGTGGGAAAAACTAAAAGGAATATTCAGGAGGTAAATAATGCTTTTAATCGCAATGCCAAAATCAGCAAGTACAAGTCTTGCCGCAACTATCGCGCAAATAGCCGGTTTGAAATGTAGCCTTGGTGTACCGAGTATGAAGATAGACATACCATGCGAAGGATATGAAGAAATACAACATTATCATAATAATATGTGCGAAAGGTCGCCGTTATTTTTAGGGCAAACGGTAAACGGCAGAAAGACTATATTCAAAGAGCATATTTTACCGACTGACCGCCATTTAAAAATACTAAAGAAGTTAGGGAAGGTGGTAATATTACTTAGAAATCCAGACGAGGTTGCCGATTGCTATAAACGATTGGATGAGGCGCATTTCAAAAAAACGGGAAAGCATATAGATACTGATAAAATATTTAAAGAAATGTGCGAATTCCATGATAGATGGCAATGGTGGAAATCAACAAATAAAAACGCAATCTTAGTGTATTATGAAGACTTAGTAAAAAACTATCGGGCAACGATGAAAAAGATATTAAAACATTACGGATTAAGCGGAAAGATCATACCTTTAAAAAAACTAAAATATACAGGCGTTGGAGTCGCAAGAATAAAAGAAGCGGAGAAAGTCAATAATGAAGATAGCTGAAATAATTGTCTTTATTTTATTGGTGATCGTTTTATTGATAGCGGTAATAATAATTGCAATCGCGGCTTTTTATGCGGCGGCTAATTTAAGTCATGGGGTGCAGTAATGTTATTGATAGCGCAGCCTAAAAGCGCCAGCACGTCTTTGATGTGGTCATTATCAGAAATAATGAAAGTGCCGATGAAAAACGGGACTAATAGAAAACAAAGTGATATAAATTGTCCAGGATACGATCAATTACAAATCTATCACGGAACTATGGTCAAACGTAGTTACAAATATCTCAAAGAATACATTACAAATAACGTGCTATATAAGGAACATATCTTGCCGGTGCCTGAACATTTAAAAAGTATTGATGATATCGGGAAGCCGGTTGTTGTTCTTTTGCGTGATCCGAAAGAATGTATAGAAAGTTATAAAAGAGTATTAAGCGTTATTTATGACAAAAAGATAGATTATGATGAAATGGAAAAGGAGTTATACCAATTTAACGAAACCTATTCGCAATTGACTAATAACAATATTTATATGATAATAGATTATAGGGAAATAGTAGACGATTTTATAAATACAATTAAAAAAGTATTGTTACATTACGGAAAAGATATACCTAATGATGTAGAACGTTATAGACTGCAAAAGAGAAATTATACGTGGTCTAAGTGATTGAAGATTATCTGACTGATACCATAGACATTATAACACGACTCTATGATAAATGGGGCGCTTTAATTAGCACAAACACACAATCTAATGTGAAAGCGCGTATTGAAGATCAAAACAAAATGGTTAGAAATCAAGAAGGAAAAGAAGTGGCCGGGAAAGGGCCGATATTCATAATAGATTCTGCTGCAGTTGAATATGAAAGCGTTATCAAGCTAAAAACAATAAACGGCGTGGCGACAATAGAACCGGATAAAGAATATCCGCTTAAAAGCATAGAGCAATCACATGGCTTTGAAGGCTCACACTGGGAGGTCTATATATAATGGGCTTGAAGATTAAAAATACATTAACGAAAGGATTTCAGAAATATTTTAAAATCGCAGGCGTGACCAATAAAGAACCGGAAGGCGCGAATCTAAAAGCACAGGTTGCGGTAGGTTTGCAGTTGTTGAACTGGATAGTAAATGGGTCGGCAAAAGAAAGCGTTGTCCCACCTATCAAAGACGGCATTTTAAGAGGATCGGGAAGCGTGTTTGTCGGCGATAAGTTTTTTGGTGATACTAAAGGTTTCTACGGACAAGGCAATCCGAATAAATCATATTCGGGAAGACCTAATACTGTAACTGTCGGATTTAATACGGCCTACGCTGCGCGAATGCATGAAGGAACCTGGACGCCGGGGCCGACAAGCGCACAATCCGGTAATGTAGGCAATAAGTTTATTGAGCAACACTTAAAAGCAGACGGTAAAGACTTGATGGAAGTTTACGCAAAAGTTTTCAAAGGTGCTACAGGCGGATGATTTATAATTTGGCTGAATACATTATGACCGAAAAGCCCGCAGAAACACTTTATGTAAATGAAAGACGTTCCATATCCGGGGCGACAGTTCCAGATAGATGTTTACTATTAAGAGAAACAGGCGGCCCGGAAGGTGCATGGTATCCGTATACTGATAAATCCGGTCAACTATTGGCAAGAGATAAGTCAACTCCTGCGGCGCGAAAACTCATATGGGATATATATACATTGATACAAGGGAAATTTGGTTTAATATTGCCCGCTGTCACAGTAGGCGGTGTAGTATATCCGGCGATTCAAACAGCACAATTGTCATTTATTCAACAGCCTTTTTGTCTGGGGGATGATGGCGAAGGTAGAACGGAATTCACGGCGAATTTCAAGATAATTTATGTGAGGAGTACATAATGGCCGTAAACCCGCCTATTGGCAATAATTTTATTGAGGGGCCGCTAGGTGTAGTGCTGTTAACATTCAACGGGATTGATTTGGGAAAAACCACCGATGAAACGTCGATTGAATGGATAGAAGATATTAAAGATATCATGTACGCGCAGGACGGCACACAGCCTTATGATAAAATACCTACAGGCCAAGCCTACCAGGTGACAACTAAAATGGGTCAACCTACGTGGCGGCGCTTGCAACAGGTATTACGCGGTCTTACGGTTTCCGCCGATGGCAATAGCGCGGCCCTGGGCCGTGATATTTACAGAAGCGGAAGAGACAACTTTTCGCATCCGCTTGTAATCAGGCGTGCGGATAGTAACGGAAATCCGTCAACGAATGCTTTGTTTAGATTATATTTTTACAAGGCATTTCCGATGGTGACCGGCCCGATTGGGGCTTTCGGCCCCGATACACAGCGGGAAGTAGAAGTCAATTTTTATTGCTTCTATGATGAAACAAATGAGGCTTTCGGCTATGCCGGTATAGCTTCAAGTGTAGGACTTTAGGAGGTAGACTAAATGGCTGAAAATGAAAAATCAATTGTAAACCCACCGCCAATTGCATGTACGATTGAAGACCTTAGCGGTAATAAAATAAGAATAGAAGGCAAGAGAATTACCAAGAAAAATATGAAAGAATATTTTGAAATGGTGGAAAAATCTGAGCAGTTGCCGATTGAGGAAAAACTAATCAATCAAATGGCATGGGTTTACGGCGGTATGCCTGAAGACTATGAAAATTATGATATTCGAGTTTTACGGGCTGCCCTTTTTCATTTCGCCGAAAGCATACAAAACCCTATATAGACGGCGGGTACCTAGACAGTACCCTCCGTCTTATTAAATGGGGGTTTAGGTTAGATGAAATCGAACGAATTGACCAGGATTACGATAGCAGGCTGTTGCCCGCAATATACAAAAGAATTGACAAGCTTGAGAAGATACAAAAGATACAGGACAAGCTTGATCTTGCGGAAATTATCAATATTGCCTACGTTGGGTCAAAGCCAGACAAGCGTAAATCGAATATCAGAAATCTCAGAAGATGGAGAAGCCAATTGATAAACGAAGCTTGCAAGCTGTTAAAATTAAAGCAGAATACAATATGGGATAGTTTTAAAAAGAAATCTAGGGTGTTGTAATGGCGTTTGATGCTGGCGCAGTTGTAGGCCATGTTGACTTAAAAACCGGCGATTTTGTAATAAATGCAAATAAGGTTATGAGCGCGTCAGGCGGTATGACTAAAAGCATGGTCGGCGCTCAGATACAATTTGCATTACTCGAAAAAGCAATTCAAAGTGTCAGTAACTTTTTAAAGGGTTCGGTTAATAAGTTCATCGAGCAAGAAAAAGTTGAGGCGCAACTGGCGCAGACTTTAAAAAGTACCAGTTATGCCGCGGGGCTGACAAGCAAAGAATTAAAAGACATGGCGACATCCATGCAAGGGCTGACAACCTACGGGGATGAAGCCGTAATAAGCGCCGAAAATCTTTTGTTGACATTTACCAATATCGGGAAGGATGTATTCCCGGATGCGCTGGAAACCGTGCTTGATATGTCAACTGCCCTGGGGCAGGATTTAAAATCAAGCTCTATCCAATTAGGAAAAGCTTTACAAGATCCAATTTTAGGTGTTACGGCGTTACGGCGAGTAGGCGTTAATTTTAATGAAGCACAGGCAGAGACTATTAAAAACATGGTCAAAGTCGGTAAAACTGCCGAAGCACAAGCCTATATATTAAAAGAATTAAAAACAGAGTTTGGCGGATCGGCAAAGGCGGCCCGTGATACATTCGGCGGATCGTTAAAGGCGCTTGAAAACAATCTGGGAGACATGCAGGAAAAAATAGGTGCTGCGATAATACCGATTCTGCATGATATGACAAAGGCAATAATGCCTGTTGTAGATTTCGTCAAAGGTCTTGATAAAAGCACTATTCAATTGGCGCTTGGATTCGGCGCGGCTATAGTTGCCATTTTTGGCGCGGTTAAGGCGTTTCAAAAACTGTCTGCGGCATTTTCTGCCGGAATCAGTCCGTTGCAAGGCGTGCTGTTAGCGGTAGCCGCTATAGGAACAGCTATAGCCATTGCAAATCAGGCGTTTCTCGAATCAAAAGTAATACACCAAAAATTGGCCGAACAATATGAAAAAGAATATGATGCTATTGACGGCCAAGTACAAAGATATAAAGAACTAAAGAACGCGCAGACTTTAACAGGAGCGCAAAAAGCCGAACTTGCTAAAGTAGAAGATGACCTACAAAAACAATTAGGCGAAACGTCACTTTTCCTTGACCAGCAATCCGGCAAATGGACGGTAAATGCAAATGCGGTTCAGAATTATAAAAAAGAACGGCTTGATTTAATGATCCGCGAATTGAAAGCACAAGAGATAGTCGCTAAGGCAGACGTGCAATGGGCTAAAGAGCGAGAGGCATGGTTTAAGCGCGGCGAAGCTGAAATGAAGCGTTTTGGCATGAAAAGCACCGAGACAACCTTGCAATGGATTAGATACGGTCTTGATGTTATAAGCATAGACAAGGCGAGACTATTTACAATACAAGAAGTAGGCAAAACACAAGACGATTTGGCAAATACTCAGGGCCAATTGAATGCCTTGCAAAAAGATGGCGTAACAGGATTGAAGCAATACAGAAGTGAAACTGAAAAAAATAATAGCGAATTGAAGGGAATGGCTGGAAATGTAAAAACATTAACAGGGGCGGAAGAGGAAAGACAGAAAAAACTAGAAGCCATGCGCGAATTGCAAAAGGATTTACTTGGCGAAACATTAGAAGGTCACGAGCAAGAAATATTTGAACTACAACGCAAACGCGAAATGTATGAGAAGGAATACGGGAAACAGGCTTTTATTACCGAATGGTATAATAAAAGAATGGCTGAAATCAATAAAAAGTATGCGGAAGATGCTAAAAGAGCATGGGCCGATGCTATTGAAGATATAGTATCGACAATTGAGGATATTATAAGTCCGGTACAGCAAGCGTGGGGCGCTATTTCTGGCGTTTGGCAACAAGCTTTAAAAAATGAAGAAATAGCAATGGAGAATGAATATACCAAACGCAAAGAGCGCATAGAAAATAGCGTCAAAGATGAAGATGAAAAAACAAAACAACTTGAGGCCCTGGACAAAGAGTACGCTGATAAACGGGCCGAATTACAGAAAAAGCAATGGGTGGCGCAACAGGCCGGGGCAATAACGACTGCCATAATGAATACGGCACAGGGCGTCACTTCTGCGTTGGCAGTCTTTCCGCCTTGGCTTGGTATTGCTTTGGCGGCTACGGTTGGCGCTTTGGGTGCCGCACAGGTCGCTTTGATAGCTTCACAACCTATGCCTGAATTTGCGGCTGGCGGCATGGCAAGCCCTGGGCTGGCATTAGTCGGTGAACGCGGGCCGGAGTTGGTTAACTTCGATAGATCGGCAAGAGTATATAATAATGCCGATACGGAAAAGATATTATCCGCAGGAATGACTATGAATAATAATTTCTATGGAGATATGAGAACAGATATTGATATGTCGAGATTGTTACAATTAAGCGGTGCCAGATATAGGTCAACATTGAGGTTTGCGTCATGAGCGTACCGTATATATGGTTAGTTAATCAAGCCGGAGATGTATATCAGTTTCCGCCAGATTTCTTCATAAAAGATGACGGATGGAGTATGATATCAAATGTTCAGCATCCGGCATACGGAATGGGCGGCCGCGATTTAGGAGACGATCATCTTGAACATAGGACTATTTTACTTGAGGGTGCGGTCAGGGCTGATACGTTAGGCGCACAGGAAACGAAAATCCGCTCCATGCAGAAAGCCTTAATATCAGGCGGCAAGCTGTATGTTTCCGATGATCCGGTAACAAGATTCATCATGGTATCAAATCCGAAAGTAGATTCTCAATATATCGGAGAATACCGTAATGAAAAAATAGTCAACGTATCATTTTTGGCGCTCGATCCATTTTGGCAAGCAGACGTTGAGACAGTCAGTGAACATATATTAACAGTTACCGGCCCGACAACGATAGTTTCTTTTAGCGTCGATAATCGAGGAAGTGACTCGATTGTATATCCGTTATTTCTCATAGAGGCCGATCAAGGCGAGGATATTCCAGGATTGAGGCTAACCAATTTCAACGATGGCGGCATGAGTTTAGAATATAATGATCCGACTTTCAGACAGGGAGATTATCTTGAAATAGATTCATACTACGGTACGGTCAAGAAAAACGGAAATGACAGTTTTCTGTATTTTACAAAAGCCAATTTTCTAAGATTGCAGCCAATGATAAATAACTTTGAATATGAAGGCGCGTCATGTACATTATCCGTAATCTTTAGGAAAGTATATTTATGAGTTATGTATACGGTTCTAGAGATTATGGACAAGGTTTTTATGGCGGACGTGATGAATGGAAGCATGATCTATTCAGGGGCGCGTTAATAGATGTATATGACCCTACCGGGGCGATAAAAGGCGCATATCAAACAGGAAGCGGAAATCTACTTTCGGTAACATTTTCTCATGATGATAATGGATGCAAAGATTTCATGCTATCATTTTCCACATACGCAAATATAGATAAAGGTGATAGAGTATTAATTAGACTGTTTGACGGTGATGCATATTTCTTTAGGGGCGTTGTCCGTTTTATCCCCATAGATGGATCGACAAAGAATGAGTATATTTATGGCGGTTTTGGGTATGCCGAATATTTTAGCCGCATGAATACGGAAGAGTTAAACTATGTAGGCGATACGGTAGAGGATATATTATATGATTTGATTGACAATGTAATAACCGTCAAATCGCCTATAAATAGAAATGATGCTAAAATACAATTTGCCAGTGAAATTACAGTGACGGAAGTCACGTGGCATTATATACAAGTCAAAGAGGCGTTAAAACAATTACAGGATATAATGAATTCAGACGGCAATGATTATATTTATGGCGTCGATTCTTTTGGAGATTTCTTTTTTAAGCCGCGTGATACAGAAGTAAAGAAAACTCTTGTGGTAAGCAAACGCGGGCGCGATACGATAGACGGATATGAACCGGAAGACAGCTACGAGGCTAAATCAAAACTATTCGTATTAAAAAAAGATGGTACATTTTATGGCACATATGTCAGCACAGAGGACATAGACATTTTTGAAGAAAAACTCACGGCCCCGGATATTGACGATAACGACATTGATAATTGGGCGAACGGCCAGCTTTTAATAAAAGAACAAGAAACGCGGCAAGCAAGCATTAGATGGCGTATTGAAAGAATAAATCCGACAGCATTATTTTGTGATGGATACTTGCGTATCATATCACAGATACCGCCTAATAACCTTAATTTAGGCAATTCATATTTCGGGCGCGGTTTATTCGGTGCTGGATTGTTTGGTGGTAATCAATATGACGGTAAGTTGGTTGATGATACGTTGAAAATAAAGTCAATAGCGTATACAATAAGCGGACAGGAAGCAATGCGCGATATACAGTTAGGCGCTATTCCTGTCAGGCTAGATCGTGAAATGCTTGAAATACATGAGGACGTATCAAGTTTGCGCGTGAGTTTGGGGAGGTAAAATGTCATTTTTGAGAGAACCTATAATCGGCGGGGATGATAATACCTGGGGGACGTATTTACTCGCACAATTTCAAGCAACATTAGGCGATTTATCTTGTAAGCTAGAAAATGTTGGCGGAACTTTATATATCAATCCTGGACATTTTGGAATAGACGATGGAACTAATAGAGGTATTGTCACTGTACCAGCGGCGGAATCTATAAGTTTGGCTGGTACTTCTAATGAAACATGGATTGCTATTGAATGCGCGGTATCAGGCACGGCCCACACTTTCACAGCGACAGATATCGCGGGAGCGACCGATCCAACTTTACTACCGACAGATTTTAGGAATTCATATGATGGTGAAAAAGGCGGATTCTATATAACCAATAATAAACGCTGTATTGGCTTAGTCTGGAAAAATGCAGGCGGAGTATTACTTGCGGTTATCAATACAGTTGGTGGCCGTGAAGAGTGGTGGGCGTCACAGATCGGCTTGCATACCGGAACAATCCATGAACAATCAGGGCCGGGAAAAGGTTTCGTTATAGAAATAGGTAATTGGAATATGAATGTTACTGGCGGAGGGTCTGCGTCTGTCACTGTAACAAATTATTTCGGTGTATTCTATGCGGCATTACAAAGAATGAATGCAATCGTTAGACCAGACTCAGGGGCGCTTGGCGCAGGCGTGGATATAGCTGGTGAATTGATGCGTTTTGGAAACAATGCAGATCCAAATTTGCTTTCTGGAGGATGGACTGGTATTGGAATAAATGCCGGTAATACTTTTACAACATTATACATTAGAACTGGTGGATATTATGATAGTGCAAATTTTAATGATCCGGCATACAATCGAGGATGGGTAACTATACATATGAGGGATTTTTAAATGGCGAATAGATTTGTAAGACGTGCCAGAGATGGCGGAGACAGAAACGAATGGGCAGATTTTCAACATGCACAGGATTATTTAGGCATACCTGTCAATACTCCGTTGATATATCTTGATGGCGCAGATTTAAAATATAGCAAAGGAATAGTCGGTATTGATGATGGATCGGATATCGGGTCATGTATTTTCGATACTATTCTGATTTTATCAACCGCATTATTGACTAATTCCTTATGGGCAAAAGTAGAAGTATATCGGACAAATACAAGCATTAACGTTTTATTGACATCGATTGCGGGCGCGAATGATCCGTCAGCACTACCGGCTGCTTTAACAAGCAATTATGACGCTGAAAAAGGCGGATATTATATACAGGCCGATAGAAGGCTTGTCGGTTTAGTCTGGATAAATGCCGCAGGAGCGGTTGAAGGTATCGTTAACTGTTTGAATGGTGCGAATTATGCCGGATATTCAACTAGTGATGATGCAAACGATATACCATATTATTTCTCATATCAAAAACAAAATATAACTGTAAATACGAATAAAGTTAGATATTTCACAGAATCAGCTAATTTTACCGCATTAGGAATATATGACAGAGAAGTTTATGAAATAACAACCGTCGCCGCTTCTTTTGACGCCGATTTACCAGCGGCAGCTAGCTGGGCAAACAAGAGGATCAAGTTAATTAAGGTTGACACAGGGGCAGGGATATGTACTGCCGATCCAAATGGGGCAGAAACGTTAGGGCCGACCGGGGCGACGGCGTTCCCGATGCGAAATCAAGGTGACTACATAGAACTTGAAAGTGACGGTACAAATATCTACGTTATCGATTCACTGGCGACTCTTGACTCTGCTGCTTTGGCAGCCAATCAAGTACAAACACTGGCGCATGGATGCGGCGTAATGCCTAGAAAAAGGGAGCCAGTATTGTTATGCGGTACTGCTGATATAAGTTATTCAGCTAATGACGAAGTATCGAAAGGAGTAGATTCTGCTGGAGTTAACCGACAATGGACATGCACTTATGATGCTACTAATATAAAAACATTAGTTGATTTATCGGGGATCTATATACAGCGAAAAGATACCGGGCTATTGGCATTACCAACTATAGCAAATTGGAAAATTAGAATACGTTACAGTTTATAAACAAAGTCTGACTATTACTTCGAGGGCGGTAACAGATGGGCGACGGTGGAATCATGGCGGAGAGAATGACTTTCAAACAGCATCTCGGCATGTGGGCGGGTATCATCGGGATGCTTGCATCATTAGGCGGTATAATAGCTGGCGTTAATGCAATGGCTGAACAACGTGTTACTATTAGAATGGAAGTCAAGGCAAACGATGAAAAACATGTAAGGGAAGAGGAAGCCATAAAGCGCGAGCAATCAATACAGTATGAAAATATTATAAAAATGCTGAATACACATATCAATGATCAAAAAGAAGACCAGAAAGAGATAAGAGGGGAAATAAAAGAATTATATAACGTTATCAACAAATATTTTAGGAGTCAGGAATGATACAGGGATGTATTAACCGTGGCCGAAACGCAAATTATACTCAAAAAAATAATAGCGTCGAGAGAATAGACGGCAAGCCGCTAAACTGGTGTAATGTTACGGCTGAAATATTGGCATGGGCGGCGGTTACTCCGGGCTTTGACAATGAAGAAAAAAACGGCATTAAAAATCCATGGGGCGGATCATATAACAAATGGCAGCCGGAAGACATGCTTGCTTTGTTCTATCATGATGAAGAAAACGTCTGGCCGGTATTTCAAGCAATAAGACCTTTGAAACTTTGCCATGAACAACCGCATGACGGGATGTATCCGCCTGAACAAATACCACAATACATGCAAGCTGCGTTACGTATGGTAATGGGGCTTGGCGCTGATTTTTCATTTAGTGCATCATTTTCCTACGTGGCCGGAGAAACGGCGCGAAAAGTAGCTTGTATTTTGCGTCTTAAATCACCGGGCCATTTTATAATGGCAAATGGATATGATGACGAAAAAATGTTAATCAGCTTTAAAGACCCGGCAAATATAAGCTGGTTAATAGAAACATTAGACGCCGATGGGAATAAATGGATGTCGGCTAAAAACTTTAAGGATAATGTCCATAGTGACATTACAAGAGCTTGGAGGTTGTAAATGAAAGCATGGTGGGATTGGTTTGTTGAAGAGTTTTTGAAATCAGTAACCATTTTAATCGGGTTGCTTTTTCTTATTGTCGCTATTGTCATGTGCGCTATCGGCAAAATAACCGGCGAACAGTTTTTGATATTCTTACCTATTGATGCCGGTATTATGTTTGCAAAGCGGGCGGCCACGCAAGCAATAACGACTATCAACAGTAATGGCGGAAAATAAGGAGTGTCTAGTGTGGCGAAACATATTATTTATATTTCTATTATCCTTCTGTTACTCGCCGCCCTTGTACTCACAATCACCATCTCCTGTAAAAATCATGACTCTGACAGCCGGGCAATGGC